ATCTTGCAAGGCACTAGGTTTAGCTTGGGTTGTTAATTGTCCCCAAACACTATACCCAATATTAAATTTAACAATTGGGTTCAATTGTCGCAAATACATTTGATCCCGTTGACCCAAACGAGGATTGAATCTCAATTCCTGAATTGAATCAATGACACCACGATCAAAACCTGCTATAGCATACCAAACTTCAGCCACATTATCATTTCTAGGGGCCAAATATGACATATGATACAATGGGGAAACCCAAATATCTGATCCGGTGAAAGCATCATAAATTTTATTATATCCTTCATATAAAGCACAAAGGTATGAATTAAAATTATGATCTGCATTTCTTTTACCCATAGCTGAATTGAAATCAGCATTATCTCCATTATCCAATAAAGCCACACAATCTCTACGAGTATTAACCAATTGAGAAATTGTGTGTTTGACAGAAGTTGGATAACCAGCATCAAGAACTAATGTAAAATAAATTCTTTCTCTATCAAGAATATTTTCATCAATAATTCCAGCATAACCTTGAGCTAACAATTGTTCACAAACAGGCATATTTACATTATGATTGATATCGTAAATATCCCCATCAGAACCTTTTCTCAAAGCTAATTCTTCAGAAATAAACGGCTCGGTCAAATCAGCTAAATCTTTTTTGATATAATATGTAACACTGGCATCAGTATCATCAAAAATAGAAATATCACCGACCCATTCTTGCGAGGCAGTATCTAAATTACGATCATTAAAAATATTCACGGTTTCATTGTCAACGCCGGAAGAAGCACCTAACCAGCCATATAATCTATTACCTCTTTGGTCAATTGCAGTAATACTATATGTAGCTAAACCAGTTTCGGTTTGATTTGCCCATTCTGTGAAATCCTGTTTAGCATCACTAATTGAGGCTGAACCTGGGGTTCTTTCAGTAGTTGACCACCCGATATTATTATCGTAATTTTTAACACATAAATTATAACCCGGGGAATATTCGCCATTCGGAAGAATACAGGTTGCTCTTAAAACATTTGAATATTTTCCAAGAATATCAGTGATAAAAATTGAATCACCAGAGGAATCTCTAGCTTCAGGATTGAATGAAACAGAAAAAGATTCAATAATAACATCATCGCCATCTTTTTGCTTTTCATAAATATCTAAAACATAAATACCTTCATACATTGGGTTTGCATGACGGGTCAAACGAACAGACAATAAATTATAATAATCACCGCGCCCAATCGGATATATCATACATAATGGGTATGTATCACCTGATTGAGAAAGATTTGTTTGAATTTCATCAAATGATGATAAATTGCTAATATAAGATGTGACAATTTCAGCAGTGGAATCTGTACCATTCCAAACAGCATCAATTCTTAAATTAGAATATGAAGCATTATCAGGCAAAACTCTCATAAACCAAAATGAACCGGATTCCCCCAAATAATTATAGGCATTATATAAACCTTGCCCATAATTTTTACCAAAAATCGAAATATCAGGTTCACCCCATTCACGGATTAATTCATTTCGAGACCCAACGAAAATAACTTCATTGTCTCTCCCTTTTTTTGTTAAAGCACATAAAAAAGCAGTTGTTGCCGGGACTGCCGATACATAAGTCGACAAATCAATAATTTTTGTATAAACACCCGGTGAAATATGAGCCATTTTTTAACCTCCAACCAATATATTCAAAAAAATTATTTTCTCTATGTTTTTAAAAAATTAAAACAATATATACCATATAAATAACAATTGCCTAGTATTTACTTTTACTACGGTAGGAAATGTTATTCTGGAAAATAAACTAAATGGACCTGGGTGATTTGGAATAGCCCCATCAGCAGCAGAAAATAACCCAGCTTCTGAAATATGCGACCCATTTGCATCCCCAAGTGAAACTCTTGAAACTGTTTTTACAATAAGCCACGAATTATTATTATATGAATCTTGTTCAAAAGTAATTGATTCAATTGGCTTTTTATAATAAAATCCATCATGATAATCACCACAGGTTGCGTCTATGGCATTTATCGGTAATTCATTATATATATCGGTATCTGTACTAACAGGGGGAGAAGGATTGAAGGGATCACCTGTATTTACACCACCTGAACCGATACCAAACCAAGAAATATATTCATTCGGCTCTGGAATTGATTGAACATTATTGACATTAAACATTCTTTGGGCTATTAATTCTCTGCCCTGATAAACAACTAAATTATGTTTACCAATCAAATGTTCGACATTATTTTCATCAACCTCATAAATTTCCACCCAGCCTTGAGGTTTTCTTTTTTGTGAATCTTGGCCTTTCACACTATCGGACAAACAATAGTCACCATATTTGTCTTTATTAATAATTTTATAAAATGACATATTATTATTTTATCCTTATTTTTGAAAAAATATATAGAAATTATCATTAGTATGTTCTTTAAATTTGTAAAAATTTTAATCTTTAAATTATCTGTATTACACATATATCATTCGAATATTGCATATCAAAACAACCCCCTTCATCAAAAGTAACGAATCCCCCTGATTGAATTGCATGAATTTCAGTAGGTAAATTATCTATTACGGATTCGACATAATTTTCAGGGGGTAAAAATCCAGTTTTACAATTTAATGGCTCAAGAATATTTTCTTCATATTCGATTTTAAATGAATCTTCTCTTGCATCACAAGCCCCACCAATATCATAAAAAGAACCGCAATCATATGTATCTCTTGCATAAAAATAATTATCTGAATCCGAACAAGTTGTATCTATACAACAAGGTTTACCATTACAAGAATCCCAATCAAAAATATTTTCTTCAACGGAATCTATTCCATTATCTTCAACAATTACGCTTTCCTGATTTCTATCATCAACTATATACGCAACATCATATGATAATAATCTAGCATGGTAAGGTTTGAAAAAATTAATTACCCCTCCCATCCTATTCATCAATTCTGTTTTGCCAAATAATAAATAATCTATATTTGGTACACCAATTGATATAAAGCTATTCACCCATTTCATTAAATCTGTTAAGATACTGCCAATTAATTCAATTGGGTCAGAAACAGCATAAGCTTTATTTAAATTATCATATAATTCAAAATTTAAAACTTTTAAAGTTTCTTCAGCGGAATCATAATCAAATAAGAAATTATCAACTTGCAATCTAGTAAATAAATCATAAAAATATTCTTGTTTTTCTTTAACTCTATCTCGCGTCAAAGGAACATCATTTAAATAATTATTAAAATCCGCAACAATATTTAAATATTCCGCATTTGTTCCATCGTAACAAGTAAAATATTTTCCGTTTGCTCCTAATAATACCGAAGTATCATAAATATCCTTAGATGGATGTTTTATTGTTATTTGATTGCCATAATGTTTATAGTATAAATATACTGCTGAAATATATGTTTCTAAAATAGATACTGTTAAAGTTGTCGATGTTAAATATATTTCAGGTTTCGGCTTATGTGAATATGGGTCTTCAATCCAATAATAATATTCATCTTGAATTTTTCTTGAAATAAATTGGATAAATTTAACATAATCATTTAAATTGATATAATGTCGTAATGAAAAATAAGGGCTTTTCGTAGGTAAATGTAATTTTGAAACATCATGAGAATATAATATAGATTTTTCTGTTGTTAAATAATGAGGATCCCATCCTGTAGTTTCATCATATGTTAAAACATCAGTGTTTGAATAATAATATTTTCCCGTATATGCAGATTTAACAGAATGAAATTCAACTTTTTTTGAAGAATTATTAACAAAAGTAATATATTCTAATAATTCTAAATTTTGAAACCCAAAATATTTTAAAACATTTAATAAATTTTTCGGTGATCCTTTTTTCTTATATAAATTTACTAAATCATAATAAAAATTTCCTTTATTATAATTTGTGTGAGTATGGAAAACACCTAATAATTGGGAATAATTAAACCCTCTGCTCCGAAATAATTCGTCTAAATGTTCATCAGGTAAACCATATATATCTGAAATATTTTTTTGAGTAGTAGTTAATATTTTTAAAGATGAATACCAATCAATTAAAAATTTTCTTAGATCTAAATATTTCCTATCAGAAAAACATAATTGGTCAATAGTACCTTCAAATAAATTTTTCGTTTTAGTTACGTCAGATTTCGCTAATGCTTGTATTGTATCATGCAGATCACCAGGATCATTTGTTTTTACAAAATTAA